CGCGGTTTTTCGCTATTTATGAGTTTTTCCGGGGCGAGGTTGTTGTTTCTATGTCAGTCATTCCTACCGCTGCGAAGGTCGAGGCGGGCTGGCTGAATAAAAAAGAGATGGCGGCCAGCCTGGGAATCTCGACGCAAGCCTTTGATAAATGGGACGTTGCGCCCGTGGCGAAGGTCGGACGGTCGGTCTATTACACCGCCGCCGATGTGGTCGCCAACCGGCTGTCCAAAACACAGAAAAAAGCACAACCAAAACCGGCGATGTCAAGCGGGGATGGACCGAAAGTGTTTGATTCGGTGGAAGCCGAATTGGAGTACGAAAAATTGTTACTGACCCGAGCGCAACGCCAGGGCCAGGAATTGAAGAACGACGAAAATCAGCAACGGCTGGTGCCGACCGATTTTGCGGCCTTTGCCTTGTCGAAAGTGGCCGCCGAAGGGGCGGGCGTGATGGCCTCGGTGCCGTTAAACATGAAGCGCAAACATCCGGAAATGTCGCCAGTGCAACAAGCGACGATGGAACGGGAACTGGCCAAGGGCATGAATGCGCTCAGTCAGTTGGCCGAACGGGTCCCGGAGTTAGCGCATGAGTTTAACCAACAATCAAATCGCTAACTTCCAGGCCCAGGTGGCGCTGGGCTTAAAAGCCTTTTGGCGACCGATGCCGCAAACCCCGGTGGAATGGGCCGACGAACATTTTTACCTGTCCGCCGAATCCTCCTACGTTGAAGCGCGTTGGGTGACGTTGCATTTTCAGACCGCGATTTTAAACGCGATGGGCAACGACCTGATCCGTGAAATCAATCTGATGAAATCGGCGCGGGTGGGCTATTCGCAAATGGTCAAAGCGGCCATTGCCTATTTGCTGGAGCATAAGAACCGCAATCAGTTGTTGTTGCAGCCGACGGACAGTGCCGCCGGGGCCTTCATGAAAAGCCACATTGAATCGATGATCCGTGACGTGCCGGTGATTCGGGCGCTTGCGCCGTGGTTTGGAAAGAAGCACCGCGACAACACCCTGGACACCAAGCTGTTCAGCAACAAACGTCAGTTGGTGGTCCGAGGCGGCACCGCTGCCAAGAATTACCGCGAATTGTCGGTGGACGCCGTGTTTTACGACGAATTGGCGGCGTTCCCGGAGGACGTAGAGAAAGAAGGCGCGCCCACCTTTTTGGGGGATCGTCGTCTGGAGGGGTCGGTGTACGGCACCAGTGTGCGCGGCAGCACCCCGAAAAACAAAGGCGAGTGTCAGATTGAGCGGGCCTTTATTGAATCCAAAATGCACTTGCGTTTCGAAGTGCCGTGCCCCCATTGCGGGGAACCGCAGTATCTGAAATGGGGCGGGCCGGACGCCGATTTTGGCATGAAGTGGCAGGACGACGACCCGGAAACGGTGGCGTATTTGTGCGAACACTGCCATGTGTTGGGCACCTACCCTGAGTGGATGCCGCAACTGCACGATGGCCAGTGGGTGGACCGGGATCGGGGGTTGATGACGCAAGACGGCTTGGACTGGTTCGACCTGGACGGGCAGTTGATCACCACCCCCAAATCGGTGTCCTTTCATATCTGGTCGGCTTATTCGCCGTTCACCGATTGGACGCGGCTGGTTGAAGACTTTTTAAAAGCCAAGGACGACCTGGGCAAGCTCAAGACGTTCGTTAATACGATTCTCGGGGAGTGCTGGGCAGAACAAGGCGAACGCCTGGAGTCGGACGAATTGTTCCGTCGCCGTGAGCATTACGCCGCGCCGGTGCCACAACCGGCCGTGGTGTTGACCTGTTCGGTGGACGTGCAAGACGACCGCCTGGAGTTGTTGGTGGAAGGCTGGGCTGAAGGCCACGAACGGTTTGCGGTGGATTTTAAAGTCCTCTATGGCGATTTGGCCAAGCCGGACATTTGGGCCGAGTTAGATCAGGCGTTGCAGCAAACCTATCTCCACGAATCCGGCCACACGCTGCGCATTGCCTGTGCGGTGATCGATTCCGGTGGCCATTTCACTCAGCAAGTGTACGACTTTGTGCGCCCGCGTGAGGGTCGCCGCATTTACGCCATTAAGGGCAAATCGGGCGTGGGTCAGCCGGTGGTGTCCCGTCCGTCCACGTCGAACAAGGGCAAGATCAAGCTGTTCAGCGTCGGGGTGGATACGGTCAAAGAGCTGGTGATGGCGCAGTTGAATTTGCTGGAGCCTGGGCCGGGCTACTGCCATTACCCGGTGGATGATCGCTTTGATGAAGAATTTTTCAAACAGTTAACCGCCGAAGAGCGCCGTACCAAATTCCACAAAGGCTACGCCAAACAGGAATGGGTCAAGCTGCGCAAGCGCAACGAGGCGTTTGATTTGACGGTGTACAACACCGCTGCCCGTGAATTGTTGAATCCAAATTATCAGGCGTTGGCCAAGGCGTTGGCGGTGCCGGTGACGGACGTTGCCGAGAAACCAAAACGGCCGCGTCAGCGCACCAAAATGAAAGGGTTTTAGATGCCATTAACACCACGACAAACCAGCCGTAAAGCCTGGCTAGAGGCGGCGTTGACCAAGATTGAAGCGGCCCAGGCGGGCAATTTTGATCAAGGTCAGGCGATGACGTTTAACGGTCGCAGCGTGCAGCGTTACAGCCCGGAAGAGTTGGAGCGGTTGCGCGTTCGTTACGACGCCGAGCTGGTCAAGCTGGAGCGCATCGACAGCGGCACCTATACCACCACCGTGAGGGTGATCGGATGACAGAAGCGGTTAAAAAAGCGCGCCCGCAAGTGCAGCGGATGGCCATTCGTGAGGGTCAACGTATGTTTGAGGGGGGCATGGAGCACCGCCTGACGCAATCCTGGGACTCGTCCAGCTACACCGCCGATCAGGTGGTGTACTCGCAGTTGCCGACCTTGCGTGCCCGGGCGCGTCACCAGTTACGCAATAACGATTACGTGATGCGCCTGGTGCAAATGTTGACCGGCAACGTGGTGGGGGCTAATGGCTTTAAGGCGCGTTCCAAAGTGGTGGACCGAAACGGCAACGTCGACCGTCCGGCCCGTCAGGTGATTCAGCGGGCGTGGCAGGATTTCTCGGACGACACCAGTTTGGTGGAGTTGTGCGAGCTGATCATGGCCAGCCTGGTCACCGATGGTGAAGCCTTTGTGTATATGCGGACCACCCGCCAGGGTACGGTCCGGCCTGAACTGATCGACCCGGTGCGCATCGATGTGGAATACAACGATAAGCGCGAGAGTAACCTGGTGATGATGGGTATTGAATACGACGCCGATCTGGAGCCGGTGGCGTACCACGTCAATGACCGATACGAGCAAGGCCATCCCGGCCAAGGGGATCAGGCCAGTGCGCAGATTCCTCGAACCCGCATTCCGGCCGAACACATTCGTCATGTGTTCCGAAAATTGTACGTCGGGCAAAAGCGCGGCATTCCCTGGATTGCGGTGTCCCTGAATCGTTTGTTCCAGTTAGGGCGTTACGAGGAGGCCGCATTAACCGCCGCTCGAATCGGGGCCGCCAAGATGGGCTTTTTTACCTCGTCGGAGGACGAACAGTTCTCCGGGGATGATGGCGAGAACATGACCATCAACGCCGAGGCGGGCACCTTTGAGAACATTGGGCGATTGAATTTCCAAGCCTTTGATCCGAGTTATCCTGCGGGTGAATTTCAGGGCTTTGTCAATCGCGCCTTACAAGGCATTGCAGCGGGGATGAACGTTGATTACCCGGTGTTAGGCAATGACCTGGGCAGCGTGAATTACTCCAGTGCGCGGGTGGGTCAGTTAGAAACTCGGGAGTATTACAAAACCATTCAAGCCTGGCTGATTCGAAACCTGATTAAGCCGCTGTTTCGGTCCTGGTTAGCGCTGGAGTATTGGGCGCAGCGTCTGACCATTGGCGGTAGGCCGATGTCGCGGGGTTTTGAGTATTACTTGCCGATGGAGTTTGTCGGTCGCCGTTGGGATTGGGTCGACCCACAAAAAGACGCCAACGGCAAAAAGATTTTGTACGACATGAAGGTGATTTCGTTATCACAAATCATCCGGGAGCAAGGCAACGACCCGGACGAGGTGTTCGACGAAATCGCCGAAGAAAACAAACGGCTGGCGGAGTTACAGATAACGCCCCAGCAGGTATTGGATAACACGGGAGTGAGCGACGATGCCGATGCAGCTAAAGAAGGGTGAGCGATTAGAGCGGTCGCTGGTGATTGATGGCCAGCGGGCCATTGATGATGAGGCGCGCACGGTGGAAGTGGCGTTTTCCTCTGAGACCCCGGTGGCGCGTGGCTTTGGGATGGAGGTGCTGGACCACAGCCCCGGTGCCATGCAATTGGATCGATTGAACAATGGCGGCGCGGTGTTGGTGGATCATGATCGCAGCCTCCAGGTGGGTGTCGTGGAGTCCGCACGGGTGGATGCCGACCGAAAGGGCCGAGCGCTGTTGCGATTCAGTCGCAATCCACGCGCCGAAGAAGAATTTCAGGACGTTAAAGATGGCATTCGCACCTTGGTCAGTTTCCATTATCTGATTCACGATTTTGAGCAAGTCCGAGGCGAAGACGGCGAGCCTGATACGTTCTTGATTACGAAATACACGCCGACAGAAATTTCCTTTGTATCTGTGCCAGCGGACGCCACGGTGGGTGTGGGGCGCAGCGCAGACAGCGAAGACAACAACCTAAACGAATTAACAGAAGGAAGTGAGCAGATGCCAGATCCTATTCAAGCGCCAGCCGATGGCGAACGCAATCAAACCACACCAGCGGGCGGTGCTGCCCCGGCGGTGATTAACGTCGACGCAGTGCGCGCCGAAGAACGTCAGCGTATTGCTGACATTACCGAAGCGGCCCGCAGTGCGCCGTTTGATTTAACCGACCTGGAATCGAAAGCCATTGCCGATGGTATGACGTTGGACCAGTTCCGTTCGGAAGCGTTCGACATTGCGGCCCAGCAACCGTCCCCGGCCGCTGCGGTGGCCAGTCAGGACATGCTGGAACGTCACGACGGTGACTACTCGTTGGTGCGTGCCTTAAATGCGCAGTTAACCGGCGACTGGTCGCAAGCGGGCTTTGAGCGTGAGGTGTCGCAAGAGCTGGCGCGTATGGCGAACAGTGAAGGGGCTGCGATGCAAGGCGGTCTGATGGTGCCGGTGGATGTGTTGGCGACCTCGGGTCAACGTGCCGATACGACCACTGGCGCGGGTCTGGTGGGCACGATGCACATGGCCAGCCAGTTTGTTGAAACCTTGCGTGCGGCGACCTTGTTGGGCCGCTTGGGTGCGCAGTTCCTGTCTGGTTTGAACGGCAATGTGTCGATTCCGAAACAAACCGGCGATGCCAGCTTTGGTTGGTTGGCGGAAGGCGCGAACGCCTCGAACTCGGATGTGCCGGTGGGTAATGTGACGTTGTCGCCGAAACACGTGGGCGGCAAGGTAAATCTGACCTTTGAATTGATGCGTCAATCCAGCCCAGCCATTGAGCAGTTGGTGCGCCGCAGCATGTTGGGCGGTATTGCGTTGGAAATCGACAAGGCCGGTTTCCAGGGGTCGGGGGCGAGTAATCAGCCGCTGGGCCTACTGAATACGGCCGGTGTTCAGACGCTGACGTTGGCGGATGCCGTGGGCAAGATTCCGGTTTGGTCTGAAATTGTGAAGATGGAAGGCATGTTGGACGACATCGACGGACTGTTGGGTCAATTGGCGTATGCGTTCCGTCCGTCGGTGCTGTCGGAGCTTAAATCCAAAGTGAAGGATGCAGGCTCGGGTCGCTTCATTATTGAAGGAAACGACTGTAACGGCTACACCCCACACAGTTCAACGCAGCTTCCGGCGAACACGTCGGTGTTTGGTGACTTCAGTCAGGTGATGGTCGGCACCTGGGGCATGGTGGAAATGATCCCAGAGCGCAATTCTTCGACGGGTGGTCTGGACATCGGGTGTCACCAGTTGGCGGATGTGGCGGTGCTTCGACCAGAGCAGTTTGTGGTGGGTGTTTAATCCGTCGGTAATCCAGTGAAAAGCGGGCTTCGGTCCGCTTTTTTTTGTTTGTGTGTTTGATACAGCGAGAGCAACAGTATGAGCGTGAAAAAAGTGGAAATTATTCGTGGGACGGTGATCGGTCCAGGTCAGTTTGGTAATGCAGGCGATGTGAAAGAGCTGCCGATTGATGTGGCGAACAGCCTGATCATTGCCGGTGCAGCGAAACCGGCGGACGAGGGCGCTGAAGTGAAAGACGCGCCGAAGCCAAAAGCGTCGACCAAGAAGTAATGGCTTGGGATGCGGGGGTGGCGTCGATGGACGCCGCCTTGTTTGACCAATTCGGTGAGGATGCGGTACTGACCCGTTCGGGTCAAGCGGCGGAGCCGGACCCGATTCGGATCATTGTCGACCGGGGTGTGGAATGGGTTGGCGGTGAGGGTCAGGTGATCACCAACGCCACCACGGTGTCGGTGTTGGATACGGTGGCCACGTTGCGTCGAGGCGACCAGATGCTGGCCGGTTCGGTGCGCTTTACGGTGTCCCATACCCAC